TACGCGGCCTTGCGGGCGGTCCGGCGTGCCTTGCGGGCTGCCTTGTTCGCCGTGCGGCGCTTGGCCACCTCTTCGGCAGGAACGGTGCCGGCGTAGATGCTGGCGACGCTCAGGGCGCCGGGACGGGCCAGCACGGGGTAGTTGGCCTTGATGTTCAGGGCGGCCAGGATGCGGCGCTGGAAGAGGTTGTCGGTGGTGAGTGGCTCGATGACAGCTTCGGTTTCGGTCTTGGTGTCCATGGTGGTCCTTCGGGTTAGTTGGAGTGGATCTCGCGGGCCTTGCGGGCAGCTGCGCGCCAGAACTCGCGGGTGGCGGATGACTGGGTGTCGGCGAGGGACCGGAATGATTCGCGTCCTGCGACGCCGACAGCTGCGTTGAGCAGGGCGAGGGCTTCCTGGTCGAGGGCGTGGGCGTCGCGTGCGGCCTCTTCCCGGGCGATGTCCTGTTCGATCAGGGCGAGCATGGCCTTCTCGTGGTCGATGGCTGCCTGCATGTCGGTGACGACCTGGAGGATGCCTTGGACGAAGGAGGTGTTCTCGTCCCAGCCCGCGTTGCGGAGGATGGCCAGGGCGATGATCGGGGCATCTTCCTTGTCGATGTAGACGCCGTTGGAGGTTTCGATGATGGCGCGGTCGGGGGCGTGGGTGTGGATCCAGACCTCGTCGCCGTCCTCGTCGGTGTGGGCGTAGCTGTCGGTGCTCATGGCATGTTCCTTTGGGTTGTTGCGGGGTGTGCGGAGGAAAGACGGGCGGGGGCGCTCTTCCCAGATCTCGAGGAGTGCATAGAGGAGGCCGCCGACGATCACTCGAAGATCACGCCGACGACGTCGTCACGGTCGAAGGCCACGGCCCGGTCCTTGCTAGGGGTCAGCGGGACGACCATGAGGGCGCCTTCAGGGAGGCTGGGGTAGGTGGTTACCATGCCGGTAAGGGCGCGGCCGTCCTCGAGGACGACGGTGACGCTGGCTTCGGAGCTGATGGCTTCCTCGACGGCGTAGCTGAGGACTTCAGCAGACGCGGCGCTCATGCTTCCGGGTCCTTCTCGGCGGCGGTGGCGGCAGGCTTGCGGGTGCGGGGCTTCGGGGCGGGGCGTGTCGTCGTCTCGGAGACGTCACCTACAGTGACCGTGACTGTCTGGACAGGTTCCGGAGCGGTCATGGCGAGGGTCGCGTGGACGAGTGCCTCGGCGATGATGACCGGACGGGCGCTGGTGGGGGAGACCGCGTAGGTCTGTGCCTTCTCGAGGAGTTCGAGGGCGGCGTAGCGGTGCTGGGCGGGGGTGAGTTTCTGAGCCATGAGGGCTCCTTTCATACGGTGTGGGTGCCTACAGCTACTAAGACCGCCAGGGGCTGGTCATCTGCTCAGGCGGAGGGGAAAAAGTTCTTGCCATGACGGTTGCATGACGAAATGACGGAAGTTACGTCATTTCATATAGGTGCTTAAGAGAGAGAGTACTTAAGAGAGAGATGGAGAATGACGTAAGAACCGTCATTTCGTCATGTTTTCGTCATACCGAGGGCAGGAGAGCGTCTCCTCCGGCGCTTCCGACGGGCGACCCGCCTCCGGCGCCGGGCAAAACTCCTGCTCGTTCGCGCTTCCGGCGATGTTCGCTCGCGCGCGTTAACTTAGGTGAGGTTCTAAATACCAGTCTTGGAGGGGGTGACCGGGGTATCGAGTAGCCCGTTCTTTCCGTGGCAACCGTAGCGAAGCGAAGGGCGGCAGCCTTGCCTGTGAAGGGGAGAGGAACGACTTAGTTCAGCACCCCATGGGCCATGGGAACGCGGTTTTCAGCTAGGGACGTTCGAGGGGGCGCCGGTTCCAGGTTGACCGCCCCGCCTGTGCTGATCGGAGTATCGGGGAGCGGATGCAGAACCGCCTGTCACCCTCTAACGGCGCTTCCTTCCCGGGGCGCTGTGGCGGCCGGCCGATGCCGGGCCCAGGACTGGTCCGGGAGGGGGCTTTGACAACGGGGGGTTCCATCCCCGGCTCCGAGTGCGGCGTATGTAACGCTCGAAGCACTGGAACGCGAGGGCCATTCGGTGATAAACTCATCTACGAAGGCAATCATGTTCAGGTGCGATCTGAACGTATTGCTTAGGAACCTCTCAGACCGGGAAGTCTGGGGGGTTCCGCTCTGAAAAGAGTAGCACTTTCAGGCGGTATACCAACGCAGAAGACCCCCGGCGCATGGCGTGTCGGGGGTCTTTTCGTCGTGCTCAGGCAGCGTCTTCGCGCCCGCGGCCGGTACGGCGGTTGAAGTTGTAGGTGACGGTGCTGGGGATGGCGTAGGGCGCCTTGTTGATCTGCTCGGTGAAGTAGCGGACGGTGCTGACATACGCATCGCGCTGGCGCATGGTCCAGGCCCGCCCGGGGTATCGCCGGCGCAGCGTCTCTACGTGGACGCCCTCCGTGCGGCTGATCTCCGCGAAGCTCCAGCCATCCTCGATCATCGCGTCAATGCGGGCAATCCGCTCAGGCGACAGGAGGTGCGAGGGAGCCCCTGCCAGCCTCCTGTAGCGGGTAATGGTGGCGGTGCTGGACTCGAAGTGGTTGGCTAGCTGCGAGGCCGTCCAGCCGTCGCCCAGGAGCTGCCTGAACTCCTCCAGGTCGATCTTCCGGCGGCGTCCGGCATGGGGTGAGCGGCGCGGTGCGTCAAGGGGCAGGCCAAGTGCCCGGCGGGCCTTCGTGATGTTCGCCGGGGCGACGCCGAAGTGCGCGGCGAGATCATCGCGGTGCCATCCCTGGCCATGCAGGGTCTGCAGTTCGTCGAGGTCAATCTTCCGCGCCGGCATGTCGTAGGGGCCTTTCAAAAGCGAGTAGGTACTGATTAGGTGATTTCCAGGTAGTCGCGGACCAAAAGACAGGTAGTGCACTCCGTTGAATGCACTACCCGTCCGGGCCTACGCTAAGGGCATGAGAGGAATCTTGGACAAGGCGACTTACGCAACGCCGAGAGCTTCACGCATCCGGCACAGGGCGCTGGAGCGCAGACGCTGGACCTTCTGGCGGGAGAGGCCCATGCGGTGGGCGACCTCTGCATCAGGCACCGGCTCGTAGTCCTCGAAGCCGTAGGACATCAGGATGACGTGGGCTTCCAGGTCGTCCTCGAGGATGCCGAGGGCAGCGTTGACCAGCACGGTGTCGCCGGCGGCGCATGCGTCGAAGCCGATGGGCATCGCGGTGTCCAGCCGGGAGGTGGCGCTGCCGTAGTTTTCGTCGTCGCGCTCCTCCTCGATGGTGGAGGCGCGCACGGCGGCCAGGACGCTGTAGAAGGACTCAACAGACATGTCGTTCTCCGGCGCCAGTTCTGCCGCCAGGTACGGGTCCCCGCCGGCCTTGCGCAGGATGGAGAAGAAGCGGCTCAGCGTGCGCTGCGGGACGGAGAGCGCTACCGAGTGGCAGAGGTCGCCGGAGACCTTGCGGGCGATGCGCTGGTTGGCGATGGAGGCCAGCCGGTCATGCACCTCGGGGTCGAAGGCGTGGATGGCTTCCAGGAGTCCCTCGATGGCCAGAGCGCGCATCTCCTCCGCGTCGGCGGCGCTGGTGCCGCGGAAGGTGTGGCATGCCCGTCGCAGGGCGAAGGTGTAGGCGTACATCAGGTCGATGAACGCCTGGCTGTCTCCGTTCTTGGCGAGGGCAATTGCTTTCTGCTCCGCCTCAACGGTCTCGAAGCGGCGTTCGATGTTGCGCTTGAAGATGTCGGTGAGGACGGCGTCGAATGAAGGCATGGTTGGTTCTCCTTTAACGAAAGGCGACTTCTGGTTGTTACCTACTAGCGCAGGTATGTAGTCCAAGTAGTCGGGGTATGTGAATACAGTACTCACGTAAGGCGCCCAACGACTAACCAAGTAGCGTTACTTGGCGTGTCGTCGGCGTGTCGTGCGGCGTGTCGCGCTTATTCGCCGTTCCAGGCGGTCACTGCGTCGTCCAGCTTCAGGCGCGCGTTGCGGAGTTCGAGGCTGTAGAGCGCCAGGACCCGCTCGGCTTCCTTGACGGCGTCGCGGACGGCAAGCCGGCGGGCGTCGAGGACGATGTTGCCGGTCGGGTCCCCGTGGCCGCCCGTGGCGCGCTGGGTGGTGTCCTCGCGCGGCTTGGGTACCGGCGAGGCTTCCCACTGGATCTCTTCGGCGGTTCCGATGACGAGGGCCAGACGGAGGCTCTCTTCGGCGACGATGCGGACGGTTTCGGTCGTGGGCGTGTTCATTTGGTGCGTCCTTTAGTAGAAGGGTGTGAGTAGCTGGGCTGCCCTTCTTCCAAGGCGGAGGCGGGGAGCGGATCGGTGACCGTTCCTCTCCCTTCCTCTACCTATAGAAGAAGGAAAGTAGTAAGGGCAATTTGGGCTTTTTACATGTTTTTCGGTAACGGTTTGGTAACGATAGGTAAAAATGGTTGTCAGTGGCCCTTTTTGGCGTGTTCGAGGAGCTCGCGGGCGACGCGGGTGGCGTAAATGTCGGTCAGAGGCAGGTCAAAGCCGGTCGAGCTGGTGAAGCTCCGGAAGGCGTCACGGTGGTAGGTGACGCCCTCGGAGACCTCGGGGCGCTCGGCCTGGAGCCGGATCAGCTCCTGCGCCCAGGCGTCATAGACGTGGTCGGGGAGCAGGGGGCTGTCGTGCGTGTAGTAGAGGATGCTGTGCACGAGGATCTGACGGCGCCGGCGGTGGATCAGCTCGGCGATGGCTTCGTCGGCCTCCGTCACCAGATGCCTGCCAGCTTGTCGGCGCCGTAGGCTGCGCCCCAGTTCTTGCCGGTTACTTCGCCCTTGGCGGTAAGGGGTACGCCGTAGAAATCGCCGCTCATGATGCGGCCGATCTCGGAGGCGACCTCTTCGGCATCCTGTGCCGGGGCCGAGGCGAGGAGTTCGTCATGGACCGGCAGGAGCAGGTACTCACCGAGGCCGGCGTCGAAGAGATCGACGATTGCCTGGGCGAGAACGTCGCGGGCGGTGGACTGGATCACATAGTTGGTCGCAGCGTAGAGCCTGTCCCGGTCCAACGGCAGGTGCCGGCCGGAGACGGTGACGACTTCCTTCTTGCCAAACTCGGCCCGGGACTGGAGCCGCTTCGAGTAGCGCTTGACCTCGGGGTAGACGCGGTCGTATTCAGCGATTGCATGCTTGACGCCGTCCATCGGGGCGCCAGTCTGGCGCGCAAGGGTGGTAGCCCCGCCGCCGTAGACCTTGCCGAAGCCGACGCCCTTCATGAGCTTGCGGTGGAACGGGGTGAAGTCTGTCCCGTAGACAAGCTCGGCGGTGTAACCGTGGAGGTCAATGTCCTCCTCGATCGCACGCTTCATGCCCTTCACGTCCGCGAGGGCTGCGAGGACACGGAGTTCGATCTGGTCGTAGTCAGCGGAGATCATGATCTCGCCGGGGTCAGCAACCACGGCCCGGCGGATCTTCCAGTCTCCGGAGGGGAGCTGCTGGAGCGGAGGCCGGGAGACTGACATGCGGGCTGTACGGGCCTGTAGTCCGCCGATCATGGCGTGGAGCCGGTCGTTCTCGTCGCGAAGGCCGAGGAAGGCGTCCACGTAGGATGTCTGCCACTTGCTGGCCCGCTTGGCGCGCATGACGGCGTCAGCGAGGGGGTTCGGGTCGCGTGCTTCGATCCGCTCCCACTCGCGGTCCAGGTCGGCCAGG